CTTCTTGATAAGTAGTTAGATAGGATAATCCAGCAATGTCAAGAGATGCGTGAAGTATTTCATGGCGTAGGGTCTCACGCAAGGTAGATTGCTTCTCAAGTGTTCTTGATGCAAGAACTATTTTACGTTCGTCTGCGTGGTATTCGCCCCATGATTCTAACTTAGGGTCGATGCGGATAGCTATTCTCCTTCCGCCTATGTTTATAAATGCGGGAGGTTTTATCTTCATGTTATCCTTGCTTGATATTGAAACGTATGCGTGAACGAATCTTAGAAAGATTGCGTGTCTTTAGGTAAACTCCACCACCTTCTCTTGATCCTGCTATATCTGTGTTTCCTTCCACAGTAGTCACGTTGCCTTTATCGTCTGGGGCAGATACAGCAATGCCAATATGGGAAAAAGTAAACATTACAATGTCGCCAGGAGCAATATCGCTGGCAGGACTTCTCCGTAACCATGTTGTAGAATCTTGGTCGATTGACCAGTTCTCAAAATCCCATGCCCCAGCGGTTTGTGGACGCTTGAATGTCTTAGTCTGCTTAGTGCCAGAGGATGCTAATGCCTCGCGTATTACCCAACAGACGAAGGCCGCACACCAAGGCCAACCCTTCTTTGGATTCAGCCATGTTGCTGCTTTGTATTCATCAACGCGAACTCCGCAGTTTGTATTATCTACTTCTCGAACGCCGACTTCTGCCGTAGCGATGCGTATCATTTCTGATACAAGGTCTTTTTTTTGATTTGTTGCCATGATCGGTATTATTCAGTTACTCTTCTTTTTTCACCGATGATTACTGCCCTGCGATATGAGTAATCATTATGAAACCTTTGCCCACGCCCGATTAGCGTTCCTTCTGAGAAATTATATTCTACTCCCTCAAGTAGGTGAATCGTCTCTGGATCGTGCAATGCACTTGCGTTTATATTGAAGTCTGGAAGCGAGTCTTTCGATACGCAGCTTGTCAGCAGGAGTGCCACTAGCAGCAAGGGTGTCGATTTCATCTTCAATAATATCTATTTCACGATCAACCGAACTCTCTACCCACAATATGTAAGCACGGAGAGCAAGGTTGATTGTTGTTATTAGATTCAATCCTTTTTAAAAGTATTGATCAAACCAATAGCAGCAAGCCCAGCAGCGATAATGGACTCAGCTTGTTCTGGTGCTAATTTGATGCCGAAAGCAGTTGCAATGGCAATAATTCCGCGCCAAGTAGATTCTTGTTTTAGGTATTCTAGGATCGTTTTCATGGTTTTCTTTTCTTTAATAGATTGTAAAGCGTCACGATTGAAACACATATGAGCAGTAAAGTCGAGGTTGTTTTTAACGCCCAATCGAGCTGCTCTTGAAACTGTGTAACGACCCCTAAAAATGATGCACTAGCACCGATAAGACCGTTTAGAACATTGTATGTAGTGCTATGCTCGTGCATTATAGTATTAGTATGTAAGAGATATAAACAAGTAATGCTACTGCAAGGCATGAGGCAAAGAATTCAATGGATCGGTCAATCATGGTTAATTCGCAGGGTTAGGATTAACTATGTCTTTTTGATCAATTTCAACACGAGCATCAAGACCACCAAGAGCCTTAATAAATATGTGTGTTTCTGGAAAATCCATAGGGGTTAACCCTTGGCGTAGATTAGTCGTTAGCAATTCATCGTCAGCAGGTATGAATACTTGCCCAGTATTAGCTCCTGCGTAGATAGGGTAACTGCCTGTTGTCCAGAAAAAAGGTAATCCACGGGATAATTGAGCTTCTTCGATTCCTTGGAGGACTTCATAAGAAGTTGTTGGTGATGTTACAAATCCGATCATGGTAGAGTTAATCCAGTGCAGGTTTCCCAAAGAGTTTTAACACGGCTAATATATGTGTTTAGTAGAGCATTATTACCAATGGATATGCCTACTGACATAGCTCCGTAGTCAGCAGGATAAAATGTATTTGGCACATCTAAATTAGAATTACGTGTTGCCCATGCCATTTTTGCTGCTGGTGGAGTGCTTGATGAAAGATTCGCAATTTGCCCATCAATAAAAAAACCTGCTGTTTTTGATATTTTATAACGGTGATCTGTGGTGCTGCTTCGATTTGCTAAAAGAATTCCTTCTTGCAATGAAACAGCAACAGAGTTGACATTTACAGCAGCAATAACGCCATATATTCGAGATTGACTTTGAGATGCACTTGTAACAGAGAATGCTGTTATTTCTTTTGTTGCATCTACTGTATCATATGCTCCATAAAACCTAGCGAAATCTGCTGCCGTAGCTGGGTTATTATATACCAATGCCATTGCGTGTGCTGTCGATGCTGTCATGCCATGTGCTATGACAGTGGCATTGTCGCGAAAATAACCAGTAGTTCCGTTGAACCTTACAAACCCTGAACTATGTGTTACGCCGCCAACAAATGTGCCGCTAGTAAGTCCAATTAAATCAATAGCGTTAGCTGATGCGTTGCTCCAGATAGGTAAGAAAAAACGCTTTAATGACGTATAGTAACCATCTGATTTACAGTTTTTATAGAAATTGTTAATAGCTGTGACTTGAGTGGCTGATACCGAAACCCCCGTAGCTCTAACGGCAGCAATATATGCTCTAGCATCCATGTCAAGTCCAGCGAGCATTCCGCCACTAAGCATATTTCCAAGTGAGTAATTCATTAGTATCGCATCTGCATGTTAGCGTTAGTGAAGATCCTGTTTGCAACCATCTGTAAAGTGTGTTGTTCGTCGATACGAACCATTTCTTCCTGGAGTAGCATATCAGCTTCTTGATCTGCCAAAGCTGCTTTCTCTTGTTGTCCTTCAGCACGAAGGTAGTCGGCATAAGTCCCATGTGCCATGTATTGAAACCACTCAGCAGGAATCGAGGTGGATTCATTTGCGAGATCCCCGAAGGTATCGCTGAATTGTGCTTTGTAAGTGACAAACGCTGAAGTAGGAGCGGTATTACCAGCTACCAACGTAGCACCATCTGCCGTTACCATAATGTCATACTCCTGAACAGAAGTAGTTACATACGGAGCTTGCACATGAATACGCAAATAAGTGTCAATCGAACTCTTGCCAGACTCCGTATAGGGGACTACATCGTTGGTAACAACACGCTCTTCCCCGATCTTGAGGAAACGAGGCCAGTAATTCGTAGAACGATACGCCCTTAATGCACGGCGATTGATTAGAGCTTTGATTCTCCCAAGCTCAAGGGTTGCAAAGATAACCCCGCTCAGAGACTGAATTAAAGAAAGTAGTTCTGCGTAGGTTCTTGTCTGCATTAAATATTACCTGCTTTAAGGTGTGATTGTGATTTGAAAAAGTCACGGACGAATTCGCGGTTATCCCAGCATTCGCTTCCGTATTTTTGTGCGAGCAACATATACTCGCGTTGCGGAATAGACCCAACAGGTTTCCCTGCTACGGACTTAACTTCACGCATTCTTCTTGCTTCTGCCGCAGCTTCAATCTCCCTGCGATTTTCCAAGCTCTCAACAAACTTTCGTCCTGAGCATAACTCACGAATAAGGGCAGCATTGATCTCTTCTTCTTGAAGCATAAAGAAAGAAAAGGGAGGGAGATTTTACCTCCCCCCCCTCAGTTTGGGTTTATGGGGTGATTGCGAATGGATCGAGGATGGTCAGACCAAAAACAATCTCTCCACCAGTAATGCTTGAAACAGTGCCGCCAAGAGTAGCGATAATGTTTACTGGTGATGTGGTGTTGTTGATATAACCAGGCTCGGTATCGACTAGCGATCCCGTGTTGTAAGCCGTTGCGGTAAGAGCATCAAGGTCAGTCGATGCAATAAGTCCAGCAGCAGTGCCAGTAACACCAAGCGTCAGGGTAATGTCAGAAGCACCTGCGATGGCACTAATGACAGTTACAGAAGCATTGGTGACGATACCACCGCGAGGAACTACACCGATTGTTTTTGCTGAAGTGCCAGCAGCAACAAGGTCAGTGGCAGTCATGCGGAAGTAGTGGGTAAACCCACGCGATTCTTGATTAGCTAATTGAGGCATAATTTTATTTCTTTATTTTTAGTTTGGATTAAGAGTAAGCGATTTTACCATGTGCTTGTGGATGTTTGACACACAGAGTTCCTGCAACGTCAATGAATCCACGCTCACCACCACCTTGGTTCTCAAGGCGAGTAGCACCCATAGGGATAAGGGTGTTGAAGCCCAGATACTTAGGATTGAGGACGTAGCCTACGTTAGTTGAACCAGTTGGCATACAGCTAGGGTTTCCGTTGACAATCTTCACAAGACCGAAGTCGGAGTCATACAGGTTCACCGAAAGGGTGATTTGTTTGCTCGTAGCGTCTTGGTTAACGTGGTAGGTAACACCAGCAGAAGCAGGAGTTGCACGGGTGAAGTTGCTGATAAGCTGACGAAGTGCTACGTTAGCAACAAGGGTCAGGCTGTTCATCTCACCATTCTTGGAGAAGATAGAGCCGATCATTGTATTGAACGATGACTCGCTAAGGGTCGATGCGATGATCGAACCAGAAGGAGTGCGGTAAGCAGCAGGAACTGGGTTGGTTGCTTGGGCAGAGGACTGAATCCATTTACCAAGACCACGCATTCCGTAAGGAGTGCCAGCACCGTTTTCAACAGTCATCTCGTTATCGGAGGCGATGGTTGCTTCGATGTCGCGTTTGATCTCACGCATGGATTTAGCTTCTGCTTGTGCTACGTTTGCAGGGCCAACACTGGTTACAGCTTGCTGAAGGTTGGATACAATGTAGTCACGACGCATGAGTTGGATGTAGTTTCCAAGACGAGCGCGATCTGCGAACTTGTCGGAGAACGAGGTAACGTCAGAACCTTCGCTGATACCAGTTGTGGCTGGGGAAGCGAGGGAATCAACAGTCCACTCGGAGTAGGTGGCAGATGCTTTACCCTTGCCGCAGAGCGAAAGGATAGGAGTCTCTTCTGGAGCAAGGATGGAAAGCTCGTTGCTTAGATCCTCGCGGTTGGAGACGGCGGAACCCTGACCCGCTTTTGCGGCTGGGGCTGATGGCTGATAAGTATTTGAGATAGGCATTTTCTTAGTTAGTTAAATTTATTTGTATTTAGCGATTCTGGCAGCAACCCATTCTTCTGGACTTCCACTCTTTTCAAAGCGGGTATATGCATCGACAACTTTTGTCTTGGCAGAGGTCGAGGATTTAGCAGCACCCGCACCAAATGGGGACGGAGATGGGCTGATTTTCAGCTTGTTCCCCACCGCAGGTTGCTTCTTAATTCTCGTTCCACCGTTGATGGAGTTTGACGCATGAGCCAGGATGTATTCTATTTGGTAGCCAATTTCAGGAACTTGTTTGCGTAGCTTTTCGATAAGCGGGTCAGACATTAAATCCTTGAATTGTTTCCCGACAGTCGTGGTTTCATCCGTAATGTCTGGAACTTCTTCTTGTGCCGCTGCAATGTATTGACCTTTTAGCTGTTCCATCTGGGCAATCTGCGAGAGATATGCTTGTTGTGCTGGAATGTATTTGGTCAACGCCTCACGAGCGTTTCGGTTAGCTTTGCGGATTTGCTGCTTGGTGAACTCGCGGTCTCCAACTAGGATCACGTCCTCAGAACGATAATCTTCGTATTCCTCCAGTAGTTCATCAGTTGAATCAAGGGTTTTCTCAAGTTCTTGGTATTTCGCCTTTAAGTCATCAAGTGACTCTATTTCGCGGAATGGGTTTTGTTCTTGAGGAACTTCCTTGATGGTTGGTTGAGATTGAATCTTTTCCTCTAAGGCTTTTTTCTGAGCGGTTAGCTCGCCAATGCGTTGAAGCAGTCGGCTTTTACCTTTTTTGGCTAAAGATTGAATCTGCTCCGTGGTCAACGACAGTAGATCAACTTCACTTTCCTCTTCCTCATCTTCGGATTCTTCCTCGATTTCAGTCTCCTCTTCTTCGGTAGGAATCTCTTCCTCCTCAATTTCGGGTTCTTCTTCTTCGGTTTGTGCCTCGGATTCAGTTTCTGGATTTTGTCTTGCCGTTCTCTGAGCTACTAGCTCTTCAAATGACATATTGGACACTGATTCGATAGCTTCAGCGGTAGCTTCTGGATTGCTCATAGTAGGAACGCCATTTACGCTTGGCGGTGCGATTTGCAGCACATTAACGCGAATTTGTTACAGTTGTCAATAGTTGATGTTAATTCGCTTTAATCATGTGTTTGAATTTATTTTAAAGTCGTATGAAAAAAGATGTTGCATGATAAAAAAAATATGCGTAAATTTTCCTCGACGAGAGGTAGGACTCCACGTCAAAGTTTCTTTCCGCTACTGCTTCTATGCATAACGATAAAGGGCTAGCCGAGTATTCCTACCTCCTCGTGCTAGCCCTTTTTATTTAGGCTAGTTTCACTTGGAACTAGACAGCCAGGTGAACGGGCAAAGGAGCTGCAAGGCTTCATCACCATTAGGCTCGCGGCTAGCTCTGACTCCGATCTGTCACCTAGCATCCGTAACGGCACAATCCGAAGCGGGGGGAAGAGCGTAAAACCGAATCAGGTCTCTGGAAGCAGGGGTTCTGCATGGTGAACCAAGGAACATAGGAATACGGAAACGTAGCCCTAAGAGATCGGTTTGGCTTTATCCTCTCGGGGAGAATAATTTTGAGTGAAACGAACTGATTCTCTTGCTTAATAATCGCACAATAGGTAAAGGCTAACTTGACCTACCTAACAAAAAATAAACATCATTACTACTTAAGCAGAAGAACCGTAGAGGAATTAACCCCTACGGCTCTCTGAACACACAAACACGCGCTGCCTACAGTGGTCAGACATTCACCAGCGCACACCGAAAAACACAACGGCAAAGAAATAAAAGCATTTTGTGGGTTAATGTCAACTCTCGTCTTTAAGTAGTGACATAAGCTCATCTAATGTTGCCACACTGCCGACGATCTTCATTACTTCGTGGGTATCTACACACTGACGAAGATCTGCAAAGAATCTCTCACGCTCGTCTTTGATGAACTGAATGATTGCTTTAAACTCGTCCCTGTCGGATAAAGCCGCAACTGCTTGCTGAATAGTTGGTTTAGGTAATGGTGTCATTTGCGTTTAGTGAATTTCTTAGGCATTTTGCCCATCTTACCCATCTTGATTTCAATCTCGACGTATCCTTTGCCTTTTTTGCCTTTTCCGTATTCCTTGCTTTCGTGACCGCAGCCATTTGATTTAGTTTTTTTCATAGAGTTATTTGCGTTTAGAGATACCAGCTTGACTGAGAGCGATTGCCACAGCTTGTTTGCTATTCTTTACAATAGGAGCTTTCTTTGGCCCTTTAGGATCACGCCCAGCATGGAGCTTTCCAGCTTTATATTCGCTCATTACTTTTCCGACTTTAGCTTGCTTTGCTGCTTTTGTTTTTGGTTTTCTCATAGAGTTATTTCATTGATTTGTTTCCCTTACACTTCCATTTGCGGGAGTCGTTGTAAAGCTTTTCTACTTCTTCTGGAGTCATATTATTTTTAATCCAATTTGCCCTCCAAGAAATTACTCTTACATTCCCTCTAGTGTAACCTAAAGATGGAATTATTTTATCTAAAGATGGGCTGTTATTTTTTTCTTTTGATGTTGATATTTCAATTCCAAGAACTGGACATACTAATGGAACGATTATATCACTTAATTCAATATTAAAGTCAAGATTGTTTTCTTTAGCTCTAGATTTAGCGGAGTAGAATAAAGACTTCTGAATATTGTTTTTCCTGTATTTCTTGGAATACTCGTTAATTCTTTGTAAATTCTGCAATCTATAATTGTTTTCGCATTCTTTGCATGATCTTACTTTGCCATCAGACCTAAAGCAAAAATCACCAAATTGTTTCCATTTTCTGCATTTATTACACCATTCAAATTCTCCATTAGGTTTAGGTGGTCTATTAGTTCGGTGATGGCAAGGAAGGCAGCTTTTAATTCTATGTATTGAATCATTTCTGACTTTTCTAATTTCTCCGCAAAATGGGCATTTGCACATGTAAAATGTTCTTTTGCCTTCTTTTATTGGACCTTCTACGATGTAAGATTCTTGTGGCTCAACCATGAGATTATTATCTCATAGATTTGTTACCTTTGCAACGCCATTTTTTTCGACTTAACTGATTTGGTGAGTTTTTATCACTACGCCAATCTCCTTTGATTGCATTTGACCTAGCACAATATGCGTCTCCTTTTTTTGTGCCAGGACGAATACGATCACCGCCATCTGCAGCCTTGCCTGCTTGCCCAAACTTCACAGTTCTCTTGCGTCCCGTGGCTGGATTGGTAACTACTTTTGTGAATCTTTTCTCGATCACGGTTCAATTAGATGTTCGCATTCAAAAGCAATAATTGGCGGAGGGTCAATTAGCGAGTAGTATTCAGGCTTTGGAGCAGTTCTACGCAAGCAGGTCTCGCAACCTTCACGCCAGTCCCACTCACCACCTTCATCAAACCCAACTCCATTGCATCGGGCTACGTCACTTGGCAGCTTGTTCATTT